TCCACCCAGACCTTATCGATTGCTTCAAGCGATCTAATCTTGCCGGCATTATGTCGCAAACCTTCAAAGATAAATTCGCTTCCCGAGCCGGTTTTGCTTCTGATTGCGGTATCGAGGATATCGAACTTCTCAGCGAGGCCCAGAGAGCGGATGCGATCGGAGAGCAGGCGGTGCACGCTTTCGCGGATCGAGGCCTGGAACTCGCGGCAGCACAGCACGCGGGTCGGTTTCTTTGCCGCCTCGAGGGCGAGGTAGGAGGCGATCGACCAGGACTTTGAGCCGCCGCGCCCGCCATAGGCGATCTTGTAGCGATGCGGCTCGAAGAGCGGCTGCAGCGCGATGGGGAAGTCGGCGATGCTCATTCGGCGTCGTACTCGATGCGGAAGGTATCGCCCTCGTTTGGCGTGACATCGACCGGTTGCGCGCCGGGCGCGACAAAGCGCACCTCGATAAAGCCTTCGCCGGTTTGCGCCGCGGCGAAGAGCGCCTCGAAGGCGTCGCGTTTTTTGGGCAGCCCCTCGCCGAGGATGATCTTGATCGCGGCGAGGCGATCGGACCATGGCAATCCGGCATCACGCATGCAATCGATGGCGTGCTGGACGGCTTCCACGGTATGCCTGCGGGCGATGCCAAGGGCGCGTTCGGGGTAAGGCGACGGGCGGTGCGCCTTGTTGCCGGGCTTGAAGTGTCTGAGGTTGGCGAGATTACCGGCCATGCGAACCACGTCTTAACGTGGAGGTGCAAGCGAGCATAAGCGACTGCGATTTTTAATCAACTGGCGTGATCAGCGGCTTCGGATGCGGTGATGCCCATTTCTCGCAGCACCTCGCCGATCGAGCGGCTCGGCGTGCTGAAGGGCTGCGGCGCCGGCTCCTGGGCGTTGCGCTGCCGCTCCGCGAGCCGCTCAGGGTGCTGGACGGCGTCGTAGGCGTCGAGCTTGCCGGCGCGCCACGCGGCGCTGCGGGCATAGCGACGGTTCATCGCCTGGATATCGGGATCGCGACTTTCGGCTTCCGCGCGGCGATGGTTTTCGGCGGCGATCTGGCGGCGGAAGCGGTTGAGGGCATCGGCGACGAGCACCTCGTCGTACCACTCGCCCTTGGGATCGATGGGCGATGTGCGTTCCTCGTCGTAGAGCCGGATGACGCGCCAGGCGTAGTCTTCGGCGTAGTAGCGCCACCTGTCGGCATCGCTTCTGATCTCGCTCAGCAGCATGAGTTTGAGGGGCATGGCTCACTCCTCTCGGGGCCAGAGGTCTTCGGGGCGTGGTGGCGGGGTTTTCGGGCCGTAGTCGGGGGGCGGGCGACCGAGCACGAGCGGGCCGGGTTCGGGGCCTTTGCGGTCTTCGCAGCAGGCGAGGAAGAAAGCGATCGGCTCGGCCGGGTGTTTGCGCTCGACGGCATCAAGGGCTTTGCTGACGCGCTCCTCGCCGTGGCGCACCCGCATCTGGCGCAGGAGCGCGCCTTTGCGGTGGCCGAGAAGCCTTAACCCTTTTTCTAAAAAAACATCCGGCGCAGCCGAGCGGGCTTTGCCCGCGCCGGCCGAAGGCCGGGAGGATTCTTCTGAACGAAGTGAAGAAGAAGACTCTCTTTGATGGTTGATGGTTGATGGTACGCGCGCGTGAGCTTTAACGCGCGCAGAACCGCCCGGTTTTGCTAAGTCCTTGGGGCGACCGCCTTTTGCCCCATTTAATCTGGCACTTTCAAGACGCTTTGACGCCAGTTTGAGCTCGGTTTCGCAGCGGTTTGACAGGAGTTTTCCGCCACTTTGATCGAACTTTGACAGGAGTTTGGGCAGGAGGCGACGTGCTACTTGCTTGTTAACATTACATATTTTAGCAATCTCTAAAGCATCGTCGGGAAGCGCTTCGCCACGGCTGTAATAGCGCATGATGATGCGCGTATAGAATCCTTCTTCTTCAAGGGTTAAGCCCTGCGTTCCGGCGATCCATTCGTCCGGCGAAAGGTCAATTCGGCGGATTTTACGCGCCACGATTCATAGCCCCCGAATGCGGTGCGCCCGCGGGATCTCCCATGCGTCAAGGTGCTGCACCGCCTCGAGCGGGCTGCGCGCGATCGCGTAGCGCGCCCCCGCCAGGAGGATGGCGATGCCGACCACCTGCTGCCCGGGCGAGAGGCTGCCGTCATCGGCCTTCAATTCGAGAAAATATGCGGCGCTGCGGTAAAGGATGACCATGTCGGGCACCCCGGCGATGCAGCCGCGTGCCGTGCGGATGCCCGGCACCGTGCCGGCATAGGCCGCCATGTCGACCGACCACCAGGTGACGCCATCGCGTGAAATGCGCCCCGGCGGGCACAGCTCGAGGCGCAACGTATCGGCGATTTGTTTATGTATGATAGGTTCGCGCAAGATCGGCGCGGTCAGCCTGAAGGTAGCAGCGCGTCCCTTTGCCATCTCACACCGGGAAGGGTGCGCGGTTTTGCCCTTCGGGCCAGGCAAGCTGGTGCAGCTGCAGCCGCAGATGGCCGATCGCACCGTTGACCAGCGCCAGTTCCTGCGCACCAAGCACCTTGCCGCGCAGCACCAGGAGCCCCTCGAGCAGCCCGACCAGCACCGCCGCCTCGCTCGGTGACAGATCGAGCGACACCAGCCGTGACAGATCAGGCTTCCTCATGCGAGCCACCGGATGACGAGGAGCGCTGCGAGCGCGCCTAGGACACCACCGACAAAATACTCAACGGGCGGCAGCCCGGCCCGGCGCATGCGGCTCTGCCGCGAGCGCACCCGGCCGAGCTGCAGCGTGTGCAGAGGCATAACCACGTCCCCCCAATTCGCGACAATTGAGCCACGGCAGCGCATTCAAGGGATCGCACCTGGTGTGCGGCACACAAACCAGCCACCAGGTCAGCGCATAGAGGCCCAGCATGAGCACGAGGGCATTGACCACGCCCCGCACCTCAGAGAGTCCCGCGTCTCGGCTTCCGCCAAGGCACCGCAAAGAGGTCAGGACGGTAAAACCATTTCCCGGTACGCGTGAGCCGACACACCTCGTCGAGATACTCCTCCGGCACTTGTGCCCATCGCGCAATGCTTCGCTCAGGTATGCAAAGCGCTCTCACGACGTAAGCAAGGCAGGGCTGGGTTTTCAGCCGATCGAGCCAGCTGATCTCTCTTCCGGGGTCCATTACCTGAGGCTTGACCGTCAGCATATCAGCGTCAAAGCGGAACCATTCGCGCTCAATCCGGCAATGCGCGAAACGCTTATGGAGCCAGCTCTCGACCGCGCGATTACCAGCAACCGCACGGATTATCTGCAAAGTTTCCCAGCATCCGGGCTGCATCATAGCGACGCGGTGTTCAACGAGACCGTTTGTCCAGCCGATCTTGATCATGTCCGTGTCGCCCGCGCGCAGGAAATAGACGGTCACGGGTCAGCCTGCCGCAGGCAATGTATTGGCTTTTATCTTTTGTCTATCTTGCGCTAACTTATGGTCAGCAGCGGCGCTCAACGGAGGGGGGTAGATGTCGGGACGTAGATCGTGCTTGGAAATGCCCGTGAGCCTCTCGATCTCGAGCACCCGCAACGGAGGAATTGATTTCCATTTGGCAACCGCACCACGGGTGATCCCCAAGGCTCTGGCAAGCTCGGCTTGCAGGCCGGGATGTGCGCGGATGCGATCCATGCCAATCAAAATGCCCATGCCTAACGCTTACCACGAGTAGGCACGCATGGCAAGCAAGCTGGTAGGCAATCGCTTACCCAAAAAAATACGTGTTGTCGGTAAGCTTCGACGAGTGACGATGATCGGCAACCGCATCGCCCGCGCCCGCATCGCAGCGGGATATACGTCGCAACAAGTCTTTGCGACAGCGCTCGGCGTGAGCCGTGGCCTGGTCGGCCAATGGGAAAGCCACAAAAAGAAACCGGGGCGCGACAACCTCGCTAAAATCGCCGGTCTGTGCGGCGTATCAATGGAATACCTTCAGGGCACCAGCGCCGGAATGGGACGCGTCCTGACAATCTCAGTCGAACGCGAAGTGCAGCTGATCCTCGCGTTCCGGCGCATGAGCATCCTCCAGCAACAGCGCCTTGCGGAGTTCATCGCCGAGGCCGTCAAGGCTCGAAACGAGATCGAGCTGGAGTCCGAGCCAACGTAGCCGTTCCGGGTCTGCACCGCTCGGTGTAAGCGTCCTGCTTCCCTGAGGAAACTTTTCTGCTTGCGTAAGTCGCTTACCTGTTGTAAGCACATGGGGTCGATTGTTTGGATTTTTCGGATGCCCCACACCAACACCTCCCTGTCCGATTGGAACGTGCTACGCGAGCTCGCCCCCCATCAAACAAAAGGGGAACCATGCACGTCAAGAGCGTGCTTACGTTTGGCTTGCAAATTTATTAACCACGATTCGGCACTGGCCGCAGCGGGCGGGCGGCCATGAGGACCGATCCACTGCTCGCCGAATTCGAGGAGGTCGCGGACGCGATCATTTTCTGGAGGGCGGCGGCGGCGCATGCCCCGCATCCGCTCGCCCTCGCCTATGCCGAAAAGATGCTGATCCGCCTCGAGGACAAGGCCGACCAGCTGCTTGAGGAGATCGAAGAATGTTAACCCCTGAGCAGCAGAAGCTGCGCGAAGGCCGCATCACCGCCTCCTTTATCCCGGCGCTGATGGCGGGCGACGAGGTAAAGATCCTCTCCGAGTGGATGCGCATCGTCGAGCATCCGGACTATGTCGCCGAGGATCTCTCGGGCGTGTGGCCGGTGCAGTTCGGCAACTACATCGAAGCCTTCGCACTCGACTGGCACCAGATGAAAACCGGCCAGGCGCTCACTCACCGCGGTCTCTGGGTCCCGCATCCCGGGCTGCCGCATGTCGGCTCGACGCTCGACGCCTACCGCACCGACGACGACAGCGTCATCGACTGCAAGGCGCCGGGGCGCTGGCGGAAGCTCGAGGACGTGATCGATTACTACCCGGGCCAGCTCGTGGTGCAGCGCGCCTGCACCCAGGCCCGCCGCGCGGCCTTGCTGGTGGTGCATGGCGGCGACGAGCCGAAGGAATACGAGGTCGGCTGGGACGACGCCTACGAGGGCGAGGTGTGGTCGCGCATCGACTGGTTCTGGCAGCGGGTCGAAAGCCTGCAGCCGCCCTGCGCCATTCCCGCGGCCAAGGTGCCGGTGCCGGCGGTGCGCTCAGTGAACATGCAAGGCTCGAACGAGTGGGCGACCTTCGCCCATGGCTGGCTCGTCACCCGGGACGCGGCCAAGACCAATGCCGAGGCGGCAAAGGCCCTCAAAGGCATGGTCGAGGAGGATGTCGCAAAGGCCTTCGGGCACGGCGTCCTCGTCAGCCGCAGCCGCGCCGGCGCGCTCACGATCAGAGAAGGAGCACATTGATGACCGAAAACCTTTTCACCCAGCTTGCCAAGGCGCAGGCCGAGTTCACCACACCCAAACGCACCAAGGAGGTGCGCGGCGCCTACACCTTTGCCTATGCCCCGCTCGACGAGGTGCTGGCGGCGGTGCGCCCGGCATTGGGCAAATACGGCCTCTTCCTCACCCAGGACATCGTCACCCATGAGGAGCGCGAATGCGTGCGCACCCGCGTCTATCACGGCGAGGCGTTCCTGGAGAACCACTGGCCGATGATCGTCACCGAGCGCGGCGCGCAGAAGCACGCAGGCGGCGGCACCTTCGCACGGCGTTACGGCATCTGCTCGCTGCTCGGATTGGCGCCCGAGGACGACGACGACAACAACGCCGCCGAGGGCAATCCGGTGACCGTGCACGATCGCAAGCCGGTTGCCTCCAACGGCAACCGGCCAAAGACCGGGCCGCTGCCCAAGGCGCCGGTCTACGACCCAGAGACCGGGGAAGCGGGGCCGCGCGCGCTCCCGGTGATGATGGCCGGCACCAAGCCCGACTGGATCGGCTGGGGTGGGCAATTGGTGGCGATGGTGCAGCATGCGACGAGCCTCGCCGAGGGCGAGGCGTGGGTTGCGGCCAATGCCGCCGGGCTAAAGAACGCGGAAGCCGACGTGCCGAAGATTTACGAGCGCATTGCTGCCAATATCAAAGCGATGCGGGAGAAGTTCCCGGCCGACTTTATGCCGGCGGCGCAATGACCGACGAAGGCGAGCTCTTGCGCTGGCTGATCGAGCGCGAGGTCGAGCGCCGCGTGCGCGAGATGAGCCAGGCGATCGCCGAGGAGGTGCTGCGCGAACTGGAGCGGCGCCGTGTCCAGGTGGTGCGCCTCCACGCCAACCATAACCCTGAGGAGTGATGCGGCCATCGATCATTCTCTGCCGCCGGATCGGCGGTGCGCTGTGGCCGGCGGACGGCAGAGCGGGCGAGATGCTCTCGCACATCCCGCAGCGCAGCGCCGTCGCGGTGCGCATCATGCGCAGCCGCAGCCACGCGCAGCTAGCGATGTACTGGAGCGTGCTCGAGAAGGTCGTCGAGGCGACGGGCAGATGGCGGACCGCGGAAGAGCTGCACCTGGCGCTCAAGGTCGCGACCGGGCATGTCGACATCGTGCGCCTCATCGACGGGCGCCGGGTGCTGGTGCCCGAGTCGACCGCGTTCGACGCAATGACGCAGGACGAGGCGCAGGCGTTTTACGATGCGGCGTTCCGGGTGATCTGCGACGAGGTGATGGGCGGCTGCTCGATCGACGAGCTGCTGGCGCACACAGGTACGAGGATCGCGGCATAAACGTGGGTGAATTTGTGGGTAGGATGACGACCCGGATGCAAAACACTGAGAGAACACGATTCGTGAAGGATACGCCATCCTCACCCATGATCGCCGCGCTCTTTTGCGACCCACGCGGATGCTATGCCGGTCTGGACAATATCGACCTCTGGGACGAGGCGCGTGATGCGCGGCTTTACGCTGGCCCTTGGCCGGTGATTGCGCATCCGCCGTGCGAACGCTGGGGCCGCTATGCCACGGCAAACGACAACCTCCCTGGTGACGATAAGGAATGCTTCGCTGCCGCCCTTACAGCGGTTCGCAAGTACGGGGGCATTATCGAGCATCCGGCAAATTCACTGGCATGGAAGCACTTCCGCATACCCCATCCCGATCCTGCGGGCGGCTGGCTCATCACCGCTGAAGGCTGGACATGCCAGGTCGAGCAAGGGCACTACGGACACAGAGCGCGCAAGGCGACGTGGCTGCTTCTGGTGCGGCCCGATATGCCGCCGCCGCTCATCTGGGGGCCGTCCCCGCAGCGCTTGCCTCGGCATCAGCTTGAAACCTACGGATACGATCACGCCAGACGCGTCGGGATGATTGGCAACATGGGCCGGTCTGAGCGCAGACGGACACCGCCCGCTTTTCGTGACCTGTTGATTTCATTGCTATGAGTGAGGAGAGGACATCCGCGCAGGACGGAGGATTAGCCGAATGATGTGCCGCGCCGACCCACAAATTGACCCACTTGGCACATGACCTGGGACGAGCCCGCGATCACCAGGCTGCGCGAGCTCTCCGCGCTCGGCATCCCGATGTCGCGCATCGCCGATGCCTTTGGCGTCAGCAAGAACGCCGTCGCCGGCGCGCGGATCCGCCACGGCATCTACACCACGCCGGCGCCGCGGCCGCCGGTGACAGAAGCACCCGGCGTCCCGGCGCAGAACGAGTGCCGCTACATTATCGATGACGGGCCATGGAAGCGGCGCCTGCCGCAATGGTGCAACGCGCGCACCGAGCCCGGCTCGGTCTATTGCCCGCACCACCACGCACGGTGTTACACGACACGATGAGAGGTTCCATGAGCGATTCCCCCGATCGCCGACGCATCAATCTCATGTCGCTCAGCGAAGCAGCTCATCGCTTGGGCGTTACGACGCGCACCGTCAAGCGCCGGATCAGCGAAGCGGGTCTCGTTTTGCCGCGGCCCGGACGTGCGGTTATGTTGACCGAGGCTGACCTCTTGCAACTCATCGAGGCGACACGATGCCGCTCCACCTCATCGCTCCGGGTCAACGCAAGGGCAATAAGTTCTTCCTCGCACGTGGTCGCATTGCCGGGCAGCTTTACGAGATCAGCACGGACACGACAGACCAAAAGGCTGCTGAGCGACGTAAGAAAGAACTGGAAGCGGACATCCAACGAGCCGTCGCGCAGGCCATCGGCTCCCGAGGAATCATAACCTTTGAGCAACTGGCGCGACGCTATATCGAGTTCCGCAACCCCACTCGCGAGGATCGGCGACGGCTTGAGAGGGTGATTGCGGTCATCGGCCAGCGCAATTTCCGGGAGATCAAGGGAACCGACATTCATGCCGTCGCCAACGAGATCGGCGCCCGGCTAGAACCACAGTCGCGCAACCGCAATATCATGCGCCCGATCATCAGCGTGCTGCACTATGCCTATCACGCTGAACTGTGGGACCACTGGATACGGGTCAAGACATTCAAGGAACCGGAGCCGCAACCGCGCGCACTCGATGCCGACACGGCCGCCGAGGTGATTTCCGCCGCCGATCCCCAAATGTACCGGCTGTTGAAATTTCTCTTCCTGCACGGCACGCGCATCCGCAAGACCTTGGATCTGACCTGGGATCAGATCGACCTCAAGCGGTTCACCTTCAGGCTGTTCAACGCCAAGGGCGAGCGATGGGAAACCTTCGCGATCCACGACGACTTCATCGCCCTCTTAGGACCCAAGGGCGACGGCAAGGTGTTTCCCTACACCAACTATTCCCAGTTCTATCGCGCGCTGCAAAAGCTAAACGCGAGGACCGGCATCTATTTCACCGCCCATATGGCGAGGCACACGCTGGGAACGATGATGGCTCTCAACCGCGAACCCTTGAAGGCGATCATGCAGACCTTGGGTCATACGACTCCGATGATGTCGCTCAGATATCAGAAAGCCGATGTCGAGATGGTTCGCGGCGCGATCAACCGCGTCAAGCTTCCCCACGCTAAAATCGTGGGGAGAGCTTCGTAAGCTATTGACAGAGCATGAAAGACACACCCGTAATTGGGCATCTCCGGGCCACCTATAATCAATAACTTCAATGACTTACAAAGACAGAAACAGGAACAACAGGCCTCAAAATGCCCCTCGTTGTGGGGAAAACGTGGGGAGAATGTGGGGAAGTGTTCCCGCTATATCCCTTGGCGCGCGAGTGCGATGAAAGACCATCTTTACGTGATGCAATCGGCCGATGGATTTATCAAAATCGGTCGCTCAAAGCATCCCCGCGTGAGGCGTCGGGCGTTGTGCAATGAACGGCGATGCGCCGTCATCCTGATCGGCTATTTCAAAGGACGGGGCAGCGAGGAACGTCGTATTCTTGCTGCCCTGGCACAGCACCGTGCGACGGGCGAATGGTTTCACGATACGCCGAGCACAAGGGCGATGCTCCTACTACTGCTGGGCAAGATAGAGTTCCGCGAAAACTTTCCGCGTATCTCTTTCAAACCAAAACCGCCTAGCCCTGACGATGTGCTTGCTTCATGGCTAACAAAGCAAGACGCGGAAAGGGAGCGGTTAGAGCGCGTCAAGATCGCGCAGGTAATCACCAAGGCATTCACCTACGCACGATGGTCTGCTGCGTCTCTCAACCCTTCTCGCTCGGGTATTTCCGATAGGGCGTGAGGCGGTTTTGCCGGGAGACCATGTCGAGCGGCAGATACTCGTTCGTCCGGCGCACATTGGCCTGGCCGCGGCAGGGGAATCTATCGTCATACTGCTCCTGAACCATTTCGACGCCGCGCCGCAGCTTGGCGTCGAGCTGGTCGGTGGTGTCGCGCATGTCGCGGTAACGGGTTCCGATCGCCATCAGCGCTTCTCCTTGCCCTTTGACTGCTTGATCCCCGGAAACTTCCTCTCGACAGCTGATCGCACTTCAGCCTTGACCTTTGGCGAACCAAATTGGCTTGCTCTCTGAAGTGCTGAGCGCGCATGGCTCTTATCGGGGATCGGATATCCGCCCCGGCGCGCCTTTCCTTCACCACGCGATGGTACGGCAAAATCCTTTTTCGGAAGCTCCTTGCGGCGTTCCGTGGTCAGTCGTGCCATCTCTCGCCCTCCTTATCCCGCTGGCGGCTGGTCGGTCGCCGTCGGCGTGTCGTTGTTGGTCAGGCCTGCAGCTTGGTACGGGATCTGCGCGAGACGCTTCGACCATCCCCGACCGAAAGTCTGCCAGGTGCTCAAATTTGCCATCATGTAGATGCGCGCGGCATGCATCGCGGTGAGCACTTCTTGCGCCTTATCGCCAGTGCAAGCCGCAAGAGCCGCCTTTGTCTGATTGCCGATAACGCCATCCACAGCAACCCCAAGCGCCGCCTGCAGCCAGCGCGCAGCTTGACCTACACCATTATTGACGGCGGCATCGAACGCCACGAGGGCGAGCCCGGGGTCTGCTACATCGAGCGAGAGGCGATCAAAATAATCCCGCTTGTAGATCGCCTTCGCCCCCTCAAGGCTCAGTTGGGCGATATCCACGTCAGGATAGGACCTTTGCGAAATACCGTATTTTGTCCTTCCCCCGGGGTCGGACGCGTTATCGACATAGCCGCCCTCATGACCTATAACAATCGACATTATGGTGTCAAACACAGTGTCGGGCATGGATCGCTCCATAGATATTTCCGGTCAAACGTTCGGACGCTTGACCGTACTTGATCGGGTCTACAAGCCAGGAAGCGAGCGTTCGTTTTGGCTTTGCCAATGCCAATGCGGCAATCAATGCACCACACGCGGCGACAGGTTGCGTCAAGGTCGCGTACGAAGCTGCGGGTGCCTGAAAAGCGAAGATCTTACGGGTCAAATTTTTGGTCGTTGGCGCGTTATTGAGAAATCGCACCTCGGCAAGGGTGGTACATTTTGGAGGTGCAAGTGCGAATGTGGCACGGAACGCAATGTGGTGAGCTGGACATTGTCTGCCGGCCATACGCAAAGTTGCGGATGCAGGCGAGCTGAGGTTACGGCCAAAATCAAAACGACGCACGGCGCGACGCGCGGCGGTAAGCACATGGTCGAATACGATGTGTGGCGCGCAATGCTGGCACGCTGTGGCAATCCAAATAACAATAGCTTTGCGCGCTATGGTGGCCGCGGCATCAAGGTCTGCGAGCAATGGCTCGCGTTTGAAAACTTCCTTGCCGATATGGGCAGGAGACCGCCACACTCGGCACTTGAGCGCATCGATAACGACAAGGGCTACGGCCCGGAAAATTGCCGATGGGCAACCATGACCGAGCAAGCGAGAAACAAGAGCGATAGTCGGTTTGTCACGTATCAAGGTACCCGCATGGCGTTGGCAGAAGCAGCGGAAAGAAGCGGGGTCGCGTATAGCGTAGTTCATGCCCGCATCCGGCTCGGTTGGCCGGAAGAGCGATGGTTCATTCCGCAACTCTTCACCACCAAACGCATTAAATAGCGCGGCTAGGCGCTCATGTCTCGATTTCGCCGATGACCGCAACGAGCCGCGGCAGCAGCGTCTCGTACACCATCTCCTCCAGGGCAGCGAGCCGGTCCTCGGTGCTCGGCGGCGGGTCGGCCGGTGGCGTATCGGGTGCAGGGTCTGCCGCGGGAGCGGCAGCAGGATCTGCCGGGGCCGGTGCAGCGGCCGGCAGATCGGTGGCGGCGGGAGCCGCGTCACCGGGGGAAGCGGGGGTCGCGGGATCGGTCGTCGCTGGGTCGCTCATGGCTGTGTCTCCCTCAAAGGAGGATGCGGCAAATTATACGCTTGTTTGCCCCGTAGTTGCAGACGGTGTTTGCGCTGCGGCTGGCGGTGCGGTTTCGGCCAGCTTTGCTCCCATGGTGTTCACCCTGGCGTGAAAATAGCGTGTCAGGATCGGGTCGACCTTGCCGACTGCGTAGCCCATGACGGTGCCGAGAAAGGTCGCGGTCGCGGCGTTCCCGAGGTTGACGTATCCCAAGAGCGCAGCGAAGGCCAATAAGAAGAACCCGCTTGTCTGGATGAGCGCGATGGCATGCGCGACGATGTCTTCGCGCGCTGCCCGGCGCTCGAATGCGGTCTGCGCCTGCAGCGGGTTGACCGGCGGCGGGATGTCGGTGAACTCGCGATGCCCCTCGAGCGCCTCCAGGCCTCTCTGAAAGGCGGGAGGCTCTACGCTCATTTCTTTGGCTGCACCCACTGGCGCAGGAGCCAGACGGCGTAGGCGGTGAGCGCCGGGAAGAGGACTTCGTCGAACGACCGCAGGATGTGCTCGATGAGGTCAGCGGTGGTCATGGCATCCGCTGCTCGACATCATCCGGCCCATTCGGCTCAGGGGCGTGGTGGTCATAAAAATCGTGCAGCGGACCGCGCGGATCGGGATGGCGCACCGGGCGGCGCGGCGGCTGCAACCCGTCATAGAAGGGCTGGTCGAAAGTATCGGTCGCGGGGTCCATGGTCATGCTGTTTCTGCCGCGCTGGGAGTGATGTTGGCGTTCGATTCAAGCGCCTGAATGCGGCTGATCAGTTGCTTTACAGCATTGACCAGGGCCGCAATGACAGGTGTCGTGTCCAGCCCGAGCATCGTGTCGAGACTGCCCGACACGGCCTCGGGCAACACCGGCTGCACGTCCTGCGCCATGAACCCCAGGTGCATCACCTGAGGCGAGGCGGTGTCGCTGTTGTAAGTGAATGTCTTGGGCATTAATTGGCCGATGATGCTTACTCCCGGCGCATAAGCGGCGATGTTGCCTTTTGTCCGCTCATCGCTTGTCTGGGTCAGGCTGTTGACTGTCATGTTGCCGGCAAAGTCGAGCGACATCGCATTGCCGGTCGGCGAGATGAAATGCCAGGTGCCGTCGGTGTTGCGATATTGCAGCGAATAGTTCGTATCGAAAATGATCGAGGAAATCTGACTTGTGTGAAAAATCAGCGCGCCGTTCGCCGGCAGGGTGACGTTTGTGTTGAGAATAACGCCGCCAATGGTGCCCGGGCCTCCGTTTACCCCCGCGGTGGCGCTGACCGACCCAGCGACATTGAGCGATTGGGTGAAAGCAACGAGGTTCGGGGAGCTGACGTAGAACCCGCCATTGCCGGCAAAATTGAGCGCGGGCGCGGCAGAGGTGCCGTTTGGCAGGACAAGCGCCCCGGTCAGCGTCCCACCCGAAAGCGGGAGATAGTTCCCCGTCGCGGCCTGCACAAAGGCGGTCGAAGCAGCTTGCCCGGTATTGGTGCCAGGAGCGGCAAGCGGCACCGTGGGCACGCCGCTAAAGGCGGGATTTGCCAAGGGCGCATAGGTCGCCAGCATTCCCGTCACCTGCTGCAGCGGTACCGGGTTGAGGTTTGCCGTGGCATTGCCCGAGAGGGTGAAGAGTCCGGTCATCGCGCCGCCGGCAAGCGGCAGGAACCCTGCGGTCGCTGCGGTGATGGCGCTGTTCATCTGCTGCAGCGGCACCGCCTGCAGCGCGGTTGCGGCATTTGCCGCGAGCGTCAGCGACCCGGTGAGGATGCCGCCGGCGAGCGGCAGACCGGGCACCCAGCGGGCAGCGGGAGCGCCGACCCCGACCCGCAGATACGCCTGGCCGTCAGCCGGGGCGTCGGGGGTGACGGTATTGGCGACCGCAGCGTCGAGCTGCTGAAGTGTGACGGCCTGCAGCGGTTGGCTGGCGTTGGCGTTCAAGAGCAGCGCACCGGACATTTGCGACCCGGCGAGCTGGACATAGCGCCCATCGGCTTCGGCCAGGGTCAGACCGCCGGCATGGATCGCCTGAAAGGCCCCGGCGACCGTGCTGTAGATAATCGTATCGCCATTGAAGACGGTGGTGCCCTGGAGGCCCGGGATCGCGGCGCCGATGACGACGCCCGAGGGGCTCGTCGTCAGTGCGAACCATGTGTAGCCGTTGACGTGAGTGCTGAGCTGCGTCAGGTCGGGTACGTTGGTGTCGGCGTTCCAGGTGCCTTGATAGAGCGAGACGCTGGCGATCTGGTTCAGCACCCACTGCGCGGGTGCAGCGCCGTTGGGCATCGCCGGCACCGCCGCCATGTTGGTGATGGTGTTGCCGGACATCGCGATGTTGCCCTGCATCGTGCCGCCGGTCAGCGGCAGGAAGGTGCCGCCGGTCTGGCTGATCGGCACCCACTGCCCGGTCTCGCGGCCCCAGACCTGGCCGGATGGAACCGGGGGCACCTCGGGGATACCGGCGGTTGCAAGCATCGTATCAACATACGCTTTAGTTGCAGCTTGAGCATCAGCCGTAGGCATCAAGGGATTGAGGAAGAGCGGCCCCGTCATCGTCGAGCCGGTGAGCAGCACGGCTAATTGCTGTACTGCGGCTTGCGCCGCCTGGTCGACATAGGGCGGGACGAGCGATGGCAGCACGTTGTTCACCGCCTCGATGACGCTCGGCTCGATCAATTCGGCGAGCGGCACCCCTTCAAAGTATGGACTTGTCAGAACAAGTCTGGGATAATCCTGAGAATTTGGAATTCCTAGAGCAACAACAGCGCCTTGCGGCGTCTGTGTTGGTATCGGTGAGCCCATGTTGCCCCCTTCACAAGCTTACTTGTGTGAGTGTTTTTCGTATGATCACGAGACTGGCGTTCTCAAATGGAAAGCGCGTCCGCTGGATCATTTTAAGGATACGGCAACCCAGCGCTGTTGGAATAAGCGATGGGCCGGCAAAACCGTCGGTCTGCTTCAACGCGATGGTAAAAGCCGGGTGCACGTAAATGGACACATCTTCACTGGGCATAGTTTGATTTGGATTATGCAAACCGGCACGCGGGCAAAGGTCGTTGAACACAAGAACGGAGACATATCGGATAACCGATGGGACAACCTGCAACGTCCTCAAGACAATCCAAATCCGAGAAATAAATTGCCGCGGCCTAGCGCTGCGTATTTGCATGAATGCTTCGCATATGAGCCAACCGTTGGAATACTGATTTGGAAATTCCGGCCATTGCACCATTTTAAGAACGAGAAAGCGCAACGCGTCTGGAACACGCGATGGGCCGGCAGAGCGGCGGGACTGCCTAACCGCGATGGCCATATTCGCCTTCTCGTAAATAGCGGCCAATTTACCGCACATCGTCTGATTTGGGTCATGCAGACCGGCAAATGGCCAACGGAAGCTATCGATCACAAAAACGGCAATCCCGCAGATAACCGTTGGGAAAACCTGCGAGAGACAACCAACCAACAGAACCAGTGGAATCGTCGCCATACGGGTAAGCTGCCACGCGGCGTTGTCCCAAGTCAGCGCAGTCCAGGTCGTTTCATGGCGCGCGCTTCTCTTGGGAAACGAAAGCTTGTTTACATCGGCACCTATGACACGCCGGAAGAAGCGCACGCTGCGTGGCTCGCGTATGTCGACAAAATGAGAGGCGTGTTTCTGCGCCCCGATTAGCATCAGCCTTTGCTCCCGCGGATCGGCATTACGGTGTCTTCCGCTGGTTTCTGCGCCTCGGCGAGCGCCTGGTTCAGCCGGTTGATGACGGGGATGCCGAATTTTCCCGGCAGCTCGAGCAGCCCGGCCTGGATCGTCGGCCAATCGCTCGCCGGAAGGGGTATCGTTATTATCTCGTCAGGCATCGGCGACTCCGCTAAAATGCGGAGACGGGAGGGTGCGCAAACACCGCTCCCGCTCCTGACCAAGCAAAGGGACGAGCTCTGCTATGGCTACCGAAAATCCTATCAATGTCCTCGATTACCTGCGAGAGCGGTTTAACCGCGTCGACACGCAGCTTGCCGAGATCAGAACCGATATTGCTGATTTGAAGCAGCGCACCGGGCGCCTTGAGCGCGAAGTCGCCAATCTGCACGATGATTTTGCGATGCTCTCGGTGCGGATGGACCGCATCGAATTGCGCCTTGGGCGCATCGAGCGCCGTCTCGATCTGGTCGAGGAGGAGCGCTGAGCGATGAGCGCCGACCTTGTAACCGTCTTCACCGCCAGCTTTGGCATCTTCGCCGCGTTTGTCATCGGCGGCTTTGTGTTGCTGTTCAGCGAAATCCGCCGACTTGAGGTAAAGATCGACAGCGGGTTCACCGGACTGCGCCATGACCTGGCCGAGGAGTTCCGCGCGCAGCGGGCCGAGGTCGGCGCCCAGGTGGCGGCGATTGCCGCGGCGATCAACGCCAGCCGAGGTTGAGCGATGAGCGACACAGTGAGCGCGACGGAGCGGCTGTTGCGTGAAATTCAGCGCGAGCTGGCTGACATGCGCGATGACCGCACGGTGATGATATCGATGCTCGAGCGGCACGACACGTCGATCAGCAACATCGCTGTCGAATTGCGGGCGCTGCGCAGCCAGTTCGACCGCTTCCGCATCGAGGTTCGCGAGGACACCCGCGAGATGCGCGAAGACCTGCGGGCAATCCGCACATTGCTCGAGGAGCGCTGAGCGATGCACACATTCGGAATGATATGTTTCGGTGCGATTATCGCGGAAGGCACGCTCGCGCTGTTCCTGCTGCTGCGGGTTGCCGCCAAAGTCGGCGCATTGGGTTAGGAGCGCTGAGCGATGGCGGACACAAACGACCTGGTGAGCGAACTGCGTGGTCTGCGTCAGGATTTCCGCGAGGATATTCGAGAACTTCGCAGCGAAATCGGCGGCCTGCGCAAGGATCTGCGCGAAGACTTTCGGCTGCTTATTACGCGCCAGGACCGGCAATTCTACATCGTGCTGACCATCATGCTCGCAGGCTTTGGCGGGATGCTCGCCACGATGGCTCACGGCTTTAAGTGGATCTAAGCGATGATTGTTATCTGGATTGCCGGACTGGTTCTTTGGTTCGTGCTGATGGGCTCGATGTACGGCGCGGAAGGTGTGTGGTTTCCAGCGCTGTTCATGATCTATGGCGCGGCCCTTCCTTGGTTCAACAGCGCCGTCAATCCCGAGATAGCCGGCCAGGTTATTATTGGCGGGATCATTGCCTTTTTGGGCGTCAACATCAGCCTGGGGATTGTACGATTGCTGCGCCGAAGGCTTCATCGGAGCTGATCCCCAATCGAGGCGCCCACATCGGCCCCCAATGTCGACAGATAAGGACCACCGACCTGCGGGCCGCGCGCCAGAAGAGCGTTAGCAAAGCTCGGCGTCCCTTGATACGCATGCCCTAATTCCCGAATGCCGCGCATGGCGAACGGCGCTGCGAGCATCGTGCCGGCCATGAGGGGATTGCTAAGGGTTTGAGGCAATGCAAACGGGACGACATGCGGCGCCATTTCAGCCGCACCGACCGCTGTTGTCGCAATCGGTGCCAGCCAGCCGCCGTGACTGTAGACCGGTGATGCACTCGCAGTGCCGCCGAAAGTGCGCGCAGTATTGCGCGCAAAATTAACCGCTTGGTCAGTCATCGATGTACCCGAACCGATGCGTTTCGCGTCGGGATACATCCGCGTGAAAACCTGCATGATCCGCGAAGGATCGATGTTGCCCGAGACCGGATCGGCAGCCTGCTCGCCAGCCAAGGCAAGCTTGTATTTCTCACGCGCCAGGCTGTAAGCCTGCGATATGGCGGGCGATGACGATTGCGTAAACGCGTCGTGGATAGCCTGCTCGATCTCGATCGCCGGCTCGGAAATCTCCGGTACGCGGCTGCGCGTCGCACTATCGAGCGGGTTATTAGTCTTCAGGAGATCGCCGAGATCGGCTCCAGAAATTTCACCGCTGGCATCAACCTTCTGAACAATCTTGTTGATGATGTTTTTGACTTGTCGGCGGTCAGTGTTGGCCTCGATATCGGCGAGCCGATCCTCGAAAGTCTGCCCGCTGCTGGTCGGGATATCGTAGTCGATCTTGCCGGCGCGAACCGTATTGCCGACATCCTTGCCGAGATCGGGGATTACCTTATTGAGCGTATCCGAGGAAAAATTAGGTGTGTCCTGGCCGATGATGTTGCCGAATGCCTTGTTGATCTGAACTGCCTGTGCATCGGTCGGCGGCCCGCCCGCCTTGGTGCCGCCAATACGCGGCAGATTGCCAGGCGCAACATCGACACCAGCCTCCTGCATTTCCTTGCCTGCGGCCTGCGTCGCTTCCGAAACCTTCTGTCCCGCACCGGTAGCAGCCTCGGCGTAGCCGCCGAGCATACCGAACGGCAAACCCCATTCCGCGCCAGTGAGCGCGCGGTGTCCGAGGCTCTCATCCGGTGCGCCGCCCGAGGTCAGCATGTTTCCTAGGGCACCAGATGCGGCGCCATAGAGGCCGCCGCGGGCGACCAGAGCCGGCACCGAAGCCGCGCCAAAGGTCGGCAGCAGCTCGCCGCCCACAATCATCACCGGCGCGGTTGCCGCGGTCTCGCCGAGGATGCGACCGCCGCCCGCCGCCCAGGGATGCGCCGCCATGCCGGCCTTTTGCTCAGGCGTCAGCAGCGCATTGGTGCGGTCAGTCAGGCTCGGATCGTAGCCGAAGAGGCGCTGGATACCGCCCGCGACATTGCCCATGCCCTGCAGCGTTCCGGCCTGGAATGCCTCCAGCGCGTCTGCAGGCGTCACACCTGGCGGCTTTGCCGGCGCTGCCGCCGCTGGTGGGAAAAGTGTTCTCTCCTGTTCCGGCGTCAGTGGCGATGGAGCTGCAGGCAGCGCCGACGAGGCAGGCGCAGCCGGCGCGTTGCCGTCGCCAAAGAGCGCCCGCATTTCCTCGTCTGTCAGGGGCGGCGAATCCGCCATCTCATTCCCCCGCAATCGGTAGGTTGTAAAGGCGGCTCGCCTCCTTGATCGACTTGTAATAGTTGGCGAGTGCCGAACCCTTGAGACTATTTCGGTAAGTGGTGCGCTCGGCTGGCGTCATCAGATTGAAAGCAAAGCCAACCGGATCAAGGTTCTGCATGTATTGCGCGCTCTCATCCGCATATTGCGGTGCGTAGATGCTGGCCTGCCGCCCGTGCGCCTGCTCGAAGTTCAGGTAAGCGGCGTTGTTCATCCGCTCTAGGCCGATCGTGCGAGTAATGAGGTCATCCAACGCTTCGCGCTGTTGGGTCTGCGCGCTGGGGTTCGCCATCTTCTGCTCGGCCTGCGCAAGGTCGCTGCGCTGCGCGCCGGGCAATGTCATGTAGTAGCGCTCAAGGTCTTTGTTGATCTCGGAAAAAGCGGTGTTGCTGTCCTTCATCGCCTTTGGCAGATCGATCCCCCAGGCATTGGCGATGCCTTGAAGGTTCTGCAGGTCTTGGGTACCTGGCCCGGTGCTTAGGTTCTCGTTCTGCCGCAAGAGACCGAGCGCCTGACTGAGTCCCGAGGTCCGTGCCTCGAACTGTGTCGCGTTCGCACGGGCCGCTTTGAACTGTTCTCCACTATCTTTGGCGACCGCTGCAGGAACTGCCTCAGTCGCGCCAGTCGTCGCCCTTCCCTGCGATATCGCGCCCTCGGCTGGGAATACCTTGGGAATCGCAGCAGCCGCCGCCGGCGGCAGGGCGCCGCCTTGCTCGTTGCGGATCATCGCCTCGACGAGCTTGGCCTTGACCTGTGGGTTGGCAAGGTCGAGCGGCTGATCGGGCGAAACACCCATGATCTGCGAGGCGCGACGGATCAGGAGTGCCGTATTGTTTTCACTCGGGGGAGCCCAGGTTGAGATGATGCCGTTGAGTGTGTTGAGCGGTTTCCCTGTCGTCGCGCCAGACGCGTAGCGGTCGAGTTGGTTCGAGATTGCCTGGATGCCTTCCTCTGGCGTTGCGAATTGTTGCCAGCCGGCAGGATTGGTGTTTGGGCCGCCGGCCGCCGGAACATTGGGATTGCGCATTCCGGCAAAGTTGTTGTGCTGAACCTCCCAATTGCCAGCACCAGGCGTTGAGCCGCCCCCGCCTCCCTGCGGCGGTGCAGGTGGCTGCGGGATTGCGGGGGGGCTTCCCGGAGCCGGCACTGTGCCGTCGGTAAAGGCTTTAAACGGGTTGATACCAAGAGAAGCATAGAAATCGGCCTTGGTGCCGCCCCTGTGCTCGACGCCATTCTTGTCGGTGTAGTCGTAAGGCTCGGCGAGGTAGGACTGCAGTTTCAAGGCGCCCTCGGGCGAGAGGCCCATCTGCGTCGTAGAACTGGCCGGCGGCTGCGCGCCGAGCGGAGAGGTCTGTTTAAAGACAGTCTGCGGCCCGGTATTGATCCCAGTCACATTACCGCCGAGTTGCCGGTAAGCTTCTTGATTTCCCATATTCGCGCCGAGCACAAAACCATAGGCATCGCCTGGGGTCATGCCTTTCAGTTGCCCGGACCACACCTGATATTGCTGATCGCTGACGAGATGCGCCGCGTGCGCCCGGTCGAGCTGCGTCTGCACCGCAGCGGGATCGATCTGGTTATTGTTGTCGGCGCCGGCTTTCAGCAGCGGATACATCAACTGCCCCATGGCACCCAACTGCGCCATCTTGGCGTTGACATCTGCCGTCGTGCCCTGCCCCACGGCACCGACCGCCTGCCCCGCCTGCTGCGTCTGCGGGCCGAAATTCCAGGCACCCGGGCCTTGCGACATGATTGCCTTGTACTTGCCGAGATCAACTTCGCCCGTCTGCGGATCGACGCTCTGCCGGTACGCGTCCGCGCTTGCCTGGTTTGCCTGAAAGCTCTTCAGCGCGTTGACGCCCTCGATCGTCTTGCCGAGCTGATCCATCGGGTTGGGCGGATTGAGCAGCCGGTTGACGAGCTGCCCGGTCGAGGAGACATCGATGCTGCTGCCCATGGCTTACCCCGTCCCGATAGAGGCGCCAGGGCTGAAATAAAAGCCCTGATTGTTCACCGCAGCTGCCTGCGCCGCATTCAATCCCGAGTAGCCGGTCGGTTGCGTGACACCGAGTGTCGAGCCGCCGCCGAGGAGCGCAGCCGAGGTCAGCGCATTGCCGAGAGAGGAGCCGGCGCCGGTAATTCCCGCGCCCTGCAGATTGGCCGCGCTCTGCTGCGCCTGGGCGATGCCGGCGGAGGTGTTGGCGATGGTGCTGCCGATCTGCGCCCCCGCGGCGGTCGAGGCCTGCGCCCCGGTATTGCCGGCGCCGACCGCGGCCGAGGTCAGCGCATTGGCCGAGCCGGAGCCAAAACCGGCGAGGTTATAGAGCATGTTGAAGCGGTTGTTCTGGTTCGTCCAATAGTTCTGCAAGTAGTTGTTGTAATACGTGTTAGCGAGGTTCTCGGCGTAAGTACTGGCGCCTTTGAGCGCCGGGCCGGAAACGCCCAGCCCCTGCGCCGCCGCAGCGTTCTGCGTCGCGTTAAGACCTTGCTGCAACGTAAACGAATAGCCGGGAAGCTGCGTGATGTCGGTGAGGGAAGGCTGCGCGCCGAGGGCGCCGATACCCACTTCCTTCGACAGCCCGAGATAATTGCCGAGCCCGGTGTCCCAGAACGGGTTCTGGTAAAACTGCGCTTCGCTGAAGCCCAATTGCTCCTGCGCGATGGCGTTCTGCTGCATCTGCAGCTGAGCCTGGGTCGCGCGGTCCTGCGCTGCAGCTTCGGTTGCCGCCGCCTGCTGCGCGCCGGAAGCTGCCTGCGAAGAGCCGATGAGACCACCGATGCCGGAAATGGCACTTCCGCCGACGACCGCCGCAGCTACCATCTCAGTCCTCCGCGATCCATTTTGAAAACCACTGCTCGACCGGCTTGTAGCCCATCGCGAGAAACAGGCGCGAAGAATCCTTGTGCAGTTTCGAGCCGGCGTAGATGCGCTTGACACCGCGCCGCGCGAGCTCACGCTCGTGCGTACGGAAGAGCCTGAGGCCGCCCATGCGGCCGCGCACCTCGGGCGCCAGCCAGAAGATGTCCATCCGCGCCTCGAGGCAGGTCACGTAGTGGAGGCCGGGCATCACCACCATGATCGAATAGCCGACGAGGCGCCCCTTCTCGCGCACCGTGACAACCGAGAGCGCGCCCTGCGCATCGAGCAGGGCGTAGCGCTGCCAATCGGGAGCCAGCGGCACCTTGTCCTTGTCGAGCGCGAGATCCTCCCAGTGCTGCGGCAGGAGCGGGCGCACCTCTTCGCAGAAGGCCCGGAAGGGCTCGACCTGGAGCGAGAGGTGTTCCATCGGCTTCAGCCGCTTATCAGATCGACGAGGAGGTGAATGCGCTCGTCGGCGCTGTTGTTCTCGGCGCTGTGCACTGCGGTGTGGCGGAACCAGTATACCTCGCCCGTGCGCATCTGGATCGTCTCGTCGCCGCAGTGAAAGAGCACGCCGGGCGCGGCCGAGATGCAGGCGTGAAAGCGCTTGCCGCCCTCGGCCAGCGCGTATTTTCCGTAATCGTCGGCGTGCGGCTTGATGACGCCGCCGGGCGGCAGGCGGGCGATGATGACGCGCCCCAAGGCGACGCCGTGAAAGGCGCGCATCAGGTTGAAGACAAGGTCGTGGCACTGCGGCAGAAGAGCCCAGGCCGGGTAATTCACCAGGTCGAGCGAATCGATGCAGGCGTCGGGATCGCACGTCTGCTGGTGAACCTCGGGACGGGAGTAGCGCAGCAGAATGTCCGACATGCCGAAAAACGGCGTGCCTTCGAAACTCGTGCGGTAGCAGTGCTCGTCCCAGAGCTGCGGGTTGACCTGCAGCGCCAGCTGCAAGGGCGTCATGTCGAAAGTGCCGACCGAATTGAAGTATCTCATGGCGGGATCGGGATCCCTGCGTTGGTGAGCGCCTGTTCGATTTTGGCGATACGCTGGAAGAGACCGTGGAGAAAGCGAAACGAGATCGGCGTCATGATGCCGGTTGTCGGATCGACAAAGGGCGGGTCGGTCGGACTGACCATGCCCTGCGTCGCGTAGCGGTGGCTCGCAGTCGGCACAACACCGATGCCGCTGCGCGGCGGCGGGCTGCTCATGTCGCGTCGCCCTGCATCACGACGTTGCCGCCGGCGTCGATGAGGCGCCAGTAATCGGCGCCGGCCGGCAGTTCGGGCGCGATCCCCTGATAGAAGGCGCGCACGGTGTGCTCGCGTGCCTGGCTCATCTCGATCCGCTCGCCATCGGCGACGAGCTCGCAGGCGAGCGGTTTTGTGCCCTTGTAGAAGACCAGCACCGCCTGACTGCCGGCGTAGCGCACGCATTCGGCTTCGAGCCGGCGGTCGAGGGATTTCGAGCGCTCGATCATGTCCCCTGCGGTGTCCCGTCGCTGTAGGCCCCGTTCAAGGCAAATTCGCCCGCTCCGCTCCAGGTCGCGCGGTAGACGCGGTCGCGCCCGTAGCCGAGCCGGCGCCACAGATACTGGCCGTTCGACTGGTTGTTGGCCGTCTGGTTGACCGCGCTGCCGTAAGAGAACCCGGCATCGTCCGACCAGTCGAGCGCGAGCGTGTCGGGCGACAATTGGTTGCCCGCCATCGACAGCGCAAAGCGCTGATAGGCGATGCGCTGGCCGTCCTGCTGCAGGTGCGTCCACGAGCGCTGGCGGGTGATCGCGGTGCCGTTGTCCGTATAGGTCGAGCGGTCGATTTCGTAGATCCGCCCCGAGCTGCGGTCGCCGGCCAGCACAACCGGGGTGAACGGCGTTTCGCCGACGACAGTGCCAAAGAAGGCCGAGGTGAGCGGCAGCCAGGGCTGCGTCGTGCCGGCATAGGTGCGCTTGTGCCACATCTGGGTCGAGGCGTCGTAAGCCCACCAGGCGCCGCCCGCCGGGAAATACCAGGCGACGATCTCGTGGCCGGCGATCTGGTAGGACATGCCGACACAGTCGGTGACGTAAGGGTACTGGTTCCACTCGTTCTCGACCGCGAAGTTGCTGATGCGGCGCGCGGCGTAGCCCTCGCCGCGCATGATCATCGAGTGCCCCCAGCGGTCTTGGCTAAGCCAATAGAGCGCATTGTCGGCAACGACCGGGCTGCACACCGCGGCGCAGCCCTGCTGCAGGATCGAGTTCGGCATCCGCGCGAAGGGGAAGGTCGCGCCGCCGGCGTTGAACCAGATTTCGACGGTCTGGTTGCCGAGGAGCCAGATATTGTCGTGCAGGCAGGCGCAGCACACGAGGCGGTCGTTCCAGCCTTCCTTGGCCGCGAAATAAGTGGGATCGAACGGGGTCACGACATTCGAGGTCGTGGTGTAGAAATTCCCCGTGCCGGGCTGGTTGAAGACGAGGAAGGTATCGATGAAGTCGACCCGGTTCGCGCCGTAGAAGGCCGCGTCGTTGATCTGCACAAGGCTGTTCGGGGTGAGGAGGGCGCCCAATGGCACCATCCAGCCGTTGGGGCTGCCGTCGACGATGACGAGCGTGGTGCCGTTGTCGCACATCGAGACGACCGGCTGGCTGCTCGGGCCACCGATGTTGCCGACGAGGACCGCCTGGCCCGGCTGCGCCACGGTGAGGGTGTAGACCGCGACGCCGATGACGGCGACGACCGCGTTGGACGAGGTGACGTAGAGACCGCGCACGCCGCCGGTGGCGCCCGGCGAGGCGCCCGAGAGGTCGCCCCACAATTTAAGGCCCGGGCCGGGGTAGTGCGTCACCGGGAAGGGCGCGTCGGGGGGATTCGGCTCGGGAATGAGATTGAGGCACACTTGCGCGTTGGCGATCGGCGAGCGCGCATTGTAGCTGCCTTGGTGAAGAGCGAGCTTAGCCATCGCGCGCTTCGAGCTTCATGATGCGCTCGAGGAGATGAGCGACGGTGCTTAGCGGGGCATATTCCTTGCGGTTGGCCTCGCGATCGTGACCCATCGCCAATTCGCGCAGGATCCTCACCTCTGCCCTGAGCGCGATGATCTGGGAGAGGAGCATATGTTCTTTGAGAGCGAGCCGGTCGTGGTCACGGGCGAGGGCGGCGAAGTCCTCCTCTCGTGCTGCATCCGGCTGCTGCTCGAGCCGCTGGAGTCGGCGGTCGAGATCCTCGTGCTCGATCGCCTTGCCGGCGTGCATCTCGTCGATGCGCCGGCAGGCGTCTTCAAAGCGGCGGTTCACCTCGTTGACCATGGTGACGAGCGCGCCGACATGGCTTAAGGGCGCCCATTCGCGCTCGTTGCGCTGCCGCGCATGCATCGCGGTGAGGTCTTCGAGGCGCCCGATCCGCTCGACGATCGCGCGCATGCGCATCTGCAGATTGGTGTTCGCCGCATCGGGCAAGAGCGCCTGCGCCATGACCCGCTCGAGGCGGTCGGCGATGATCTGAAAATTGCCGTTCAGGGCGTCAGCCGTCAGGCTGTCGCCCTTGTTCCAGGTCTGCAGCGCTTGGCCGTTGAGATGAGCCATCGCATCACCCCAAGGTTGTAAACGGCACGCCAGCACTCACCTCAGGATAGAAACCCCCCATCGGGTTTTTCCACCGCGGGTTGGAAGCCAGCGCTCGCGGCATCGCCAGCGGCTGCAGCGCGTAGTTTGTATTGCGCATGGTGTTGAGCGAGGCCCGGGCCGAAGCCTGCAGCTCGGGATCGGGCGGCAGCTTGTAATTGACCGCGGTCAGGAGCGCGAGGTTGTACATGATCGCGAGCTGCGATTCGGCCGGCAGCACCGCATCGAGCTCCTGGCTCTGGCTGCCCTCGACGCTAAAGTCGATCGCCTGCTGCCAGGCGATATAGAGCGAGAACAAGGTCTGCACCGGGATGGGCCAGATGTAGAGCGTGGCGACCGGGACGATCGGATCGTAGTAGATCGAGGCCGGCCACGACTGCAGGAATTTGAGCCGGATGGCGTCGTATTCCTGCCGGCTCCCCAGCACGTTCATCGGGAAGTCGATCGGGTAGCTGTTAGGACCACTGCCGACGTTTTGTCTCAGAAAACAGCTTTGGATGTTGGCCGGGCGGAAATCGCCATCGGTGACAAAATCGGGTGCCGGGGTCGAGCCCGCAGGCCCGACCTGATAGGACATCTTGCCGACCGCGAGCGGCTGGATCGTGTAATTAAGCCTGAAGACCAGCCATCTCTTCTGCCGCCATTGCTGCATCATCAGCTGCAGCATCATCTGCGTGTCGGCGAGATCCTGCGGCAGCGCGACCTGCCCCACCCCGAGGATCCCCGAGGTGCGCATCGCCAGGGAGATGAGATCCTGGACGAGCACGCATCAGGTTCCGCGGCGGTCGGCTTCCTGGATTCTCGGCTGCTCGCTGTCGTAGCCGCGCCGCGCCTCGCCCGTTCGCGCATAGGCGCCCGAGGCCCAGCGCGTGCGCGGCCGGTCCATCATCATCGAATCGGGCAACCCCTCGCGACCTGGCCCGGCGTCGTAGCTGCCGCCGCCGCGACGGTGCCGTTCGTGGCTTTCAGTCCACGGATCGCGACCGTCGTGGTGCCGGTGCTCGCCGCGCATCTCGCCGGAACGGCGCTCGTCGCGCCTCTCACGTTCTCTAGCCATAATTGGAATACCTCTTGCCGATGTTGCGCAGATTGAACTCTTCGCGCAGCAATGTGCG